TGATAACTCCAACGCTGCAGGCAAGAACTCCAAGTGGTGGAAAACATATCTTTTACTTTAAGCATCCAGACGTGACCATGACTCAAATGATAGGCTTTCTACCTGGCGTCGACATCAAGGCGCATCCAAATAACTATGTTTTAGTTGCTCCATCTAAGACCCCAAAAGGAGAATATGCCTGGGACTTAGAAAAATCTAAAGAGGGTGGCACTATGGTCACTGCTAGTCGATCTCTTGTTATGGCCATTAAGAAGGAATACAACAAAAAGAACTCTGGTAGCGATCTGGATAATATCTACTATCAAATCAGCAAAGGTGCTGGCAAACGAAACAGAACAACCGAATTATTTGAAATGGATGTCCTAGGCTTCGGCGATGAAGGCAGCAGAAATGATACACTTGCAAAATTTGTAGGCGGACTCTTGAGCAGGTCAGTAGAACCGAACTGTATACTGCAACTAGCAGAAACAGCCAATAACAATTCAGTAGAACCTCTTAGTCACAAAGAATTAAGTAGGACTGTTGAATCCATGATCAAGAAACACATGAGGGGGGGTGGCCATAATAGGTGATGTTACGAATATTTCAATCAAGCAATTTTCGCGCAGAAAGAAAAAAATCTTAAACGAAGAAGGTGAACAGATTGAGATTGAATCGATTGTGGCTGACAGTCCCAGAAATGTTCTTCTTGCAATGAAGAGCGATAACAAGCTCAACGACTTTCTCCGGCACAATGAGTTTACTGGAGAACATGAAATTGTGGAGGATGTCAAACTGGATGCTATCCAGTTGAGAAAGGGGCAGCTACCTTCTGCCTTCGAATCCTATTTGAGCGTTTACTTAGAAAATCACTTCAAGACAGTTTTCAAGGCTGGAGCATTAAGGGATGGCATCGAAGCGTTCTTTGCAGAAAAAACCTACAATCCGGTTAAAGAATATATGGAAAATGCTTATGAGTCATGGGATCATAAAGAACGACTTGCCCAGGTATTTCAAACTTGGTTAGGTGCCGAGGACAGTATTTTCGTTCAAAAAATAGCCGTCATGTTCTTTGTTGGGGCAGTCTCCAAGGTTTTTAATCCATGGGTTAAATTTGACTACACACTGGATCTTGTCGGTGGCCAGGGGGCTGGAAAGACCACTTTCTTGCAAAAAATAGCCGTCGATTGGTACACAGATTCAGCTAAGGATTTTATGGACAAGGACAACTATGAGATTATGCTGAAATCACTGATCGTCAACGATGATGAGATGGTTGCTTCCAGAAAGACTACTTTTGACGAACTCAAAGCCTTTGTGACTAAAACAGAACTTTCTTTCCGTAGATCCTACGGTCGCAGGGCTGAAAAATTTCCTAAAAACTTTGTGATCGCAAGGACTAGCAATAAAATTGAGTATCTGGGAGATAAGACTGGCGAGCGGCGCTTTCTGCCTGTGCTGGTGGATGCAGGCCAGCAGTTTGTAAAACCTTTTGATATGACAGAGAATGATGTGCTCCAGCTTTGGGGTGAAGCAGTTGCCATCTACAAAAAAGGATTTATGCTTACCTTTGATGATGAGTTCGAAAATGAGCTTGCGGTCTATAAGGAGCGTTTCACTTATAAAGATGAGGCAGAATCACAGGTCTACGATTATCTTGAAATGCTAGTCCCGGAAGAGTGGGAAGACTTTTCAGTTTCTCAGCAATATCAATATACCTGGTGCTACTTCAATGATGGTAGCTATCGCAATGAGTCTGGTCTGATATATGAAGGTGTGAAGCTTCAATCGAGTTTGTCTGCCAAACAGATATTAAAGAATGTCTTTGATATCGATAGCGCGAGAGGTGAAAAGATTGCTAGGAAGATCAAGTTGATTATGGACAATAATCAGGATTGGGAATATAAAATAAAGAAGGTTAAAGGGAAAACGCTACGTGCATATTTTAGAAAAAATATACAAACAGAAGTGATGTAACCTCAGTGAAAATGATGTAACCTTTTAGGCAAAAAACGGTCAAAAATCATGTTTCGGTTACATCAGGTTACATCATTGATGTAACCGCAGGAAAAGCTAGTTATATCAATGGTTTGAGTGCTGTTTTTGATAAAATTTTTAAAAAAGTGATGTAACCCTCCTAAACCCTTGGTAATACTGATGTTTTAGGGTGTCTATTAGTAAGGTTACATCATTTATATAAAATATTTAATAAGTAAAAATAGCAAGTGCTATAAACGGTGATATAACAGCATTCTTGTTTTTTATAAAATATGTTTTGCGAAAAGTGATGTAACCTGTAACCGTGTAAAAAGTATTCACAAAATAAGCATATTTTTTAATAAATAAAGGAGAAGAAATGTCATACACAGTAACACTATATTTTGACAATATGGTAGATGAAACTCACTTCTTTAAGAAAGAGGGAGATGCTGCCAAATGCAAGGCTCAGCTTGAGAGCAAGTATCGAGGCAATCGAATGTATAAAGTTAAGATGGATGAGGTGAGAACTTGAAATTATTTCTTAATGAAGATTGTATAGATGTCATGAAAAGATATCCTGATAACTATTTTGATTTAGCTATTGTAGATCCACCATATTTTTCTGGCCCGGAAAAAAGAGAATACTATGGTCGAAAAGTCAGTCCGATTGGTGTCAATAGACTGTATGGCAGAACATCAGAGTGGCAAATTCCAAATCGAGATTATTTTGACGAACTTTTTAGAGTTTCAAAAAATCAAATCATTTGGGGAGTAAATTATTTCGACTATTCTTTTGGCTCTGGACGTATCGTTTGGGACAAAGTTAATGGTCATTCAAGTTTTTCAGATTGCGAGCTAGCATACTGCAGTTTGCATGATAGCTCGCGACTATTTCGCTATATGTGGAATGGTATGTTGCAAGGGAAGTCAATATCCGAAGGACATATCCAGCAAGGAAACAAGGCTTTAAATGAGGTTAGAATTCATCCAACCCAAAAACCCATCAATCTTTATTTCTGGTTACTTCAGAACTACGCAAAAGACGGAGATAAGATTCTTGATACTCATGTCGGTTCAGCAAGTAGCTTGATTGCTTGTCAGGAGTTAGGTTTTGAGTATGTTGGTTGCGAGCTTGACAAAGGCATCTTTAACCTTGCTCAACAGAGACTTAATGATTATGAAAAACAAATAAAACTACTTTAGAAAAGGAATTGGAGGTAGAAAAATGCGTAAACAGGAACTGATTAAACGTATCGAGGATTTGCCTTATACAGAGGGGCCTATCGCAGATACAATCGAAATTAATAGAAATTGGATATTAAAATCAATTGAACAGCTAGTCGAATCCGAAACAGGTCACGCAGATGAAGCTCCACGCTACGTAAAGAACATACTAGCACGATTGCGAGAATTGCCATTGCATGATAGGGAGGTTTGGTTAAAGGCTATCATGAGCGAATTTGAACAGGATTTTAGCCGTGCAAAATGGCGAGAGGGCTACGAGCAAGGTAAACTTGAGGGTATGGTTGAACGTGAAAAATTCATAGTTCCGCCAATGGTGGCTGAATGGATTAAAAAGTGTAAAACGTTTAAGAGTTTTACTGTAAGTCTATCTTTTGCATTGCAACCCAACGTGTGGGAAGTAAATGGATTATCTCACGAGTGCATTGAATGGTTGGCGGATGCAGAAAACCAAGAAACCTTTGCGCGTGCTTGGCTTGACGGCTATGATATTCAGGAAACAAAATATGTAGTGACAGATGGCAATCATTTGTATTTTAAGAACTATCAAGAAGATATTGAAATTGTCATACTGGTTGATGAACAACCTGGTACGATGGAATATGTCAAGAAATTTGATACAAAGAAAGAAGCTCAAAAGGCTGCAGACATTCTTGGTTGGAAAGTTCAGGAGGTGGAGTGATGAAGAAACGTCAACGTAAAAAGAAAATTTTGAACGGTCTAGACAAAGAAGAAAGATATCGCAGGACGCATTGTCCTATTTGCGATAGCGAAATTGGAGTATTTGATGAATACTTTAATAGTTATGGATTTTGCTGTGTGTCATGCGGTTATGAATATTATGGAATTGAGAGGTGACTAAAATGAAACCATGCAAATATCCATATTCAGGAAGGCTGAAGCTGATTAGACAGGCATTGCCAAGGTTCGTCTTACTAGGTAATGCCGCCTTTAACAGCAATTTGGTGAAATACATTGATACAATAAAACAAGTGGCACCAAATCAAACGATCGTCTATTTTAAAATCCCTAAATTCCTTTCGCACGAGGAGAAGTATGTACGGGTACCTCTCAAAATCGGTGAGGTCGTCAAGATTTTAAACCGATGATAAATAAAAAAGCCAAGACACTCTCTGTCTCAGCTATAATCTCAATAATATTATTATACCACAAAGGAGATAGAGAGTGAAGGCTAAAGAGCTTTTAAGCGAATTGCAGAACCTTGACATGGATATCCAAAGTCGTATTGACGAAATCAACGAACTTGAGGCTGGCCTGCTCTCAAGTCCAAAGTGGGCCGAAGCTAAAGTAAAAGGTGGGCAGACAAGAAAGATTGATGATGTGTACGCTCAGTTGATAACCATGAAGGATGAAATCGAGAAGGACACTAATGTTGTTATCAATCGTAAAATGGAATTAGGGCGGATGATTAACAAGCTGACAAATCCTAAGCACAGAACAATCCTGAGAATGACTTATATCAATAAAGGTACGGCTGATAGTATTTGTTATGACTTGAAAATGAGCCGTACAACCTATTACAGATTGAAGAATGAGGCAATTTTAGCCTTAGAAGAAGTTATCTAATGTCATAAGTTCGAAATGGGACTATTTGGGACGGCACGGTTCTAAAAATCTGTTAAAATGGTAGTATCAAGAATTAAGGGGTGAGCGTCAATATATCACCCATTAACTTACAAATGGTTGCGGAGCGACTAGACCTTGCATGATTGCGTAGCTAATTATATTCCGGATAAGTTATAAGCTAGAGGGTTTGATTCCCTCAGAGGTTTTAAATGACTACAAAAAAAGAAATAAGTAATTTCTAATTAACACCGCAAGTCTGTAGTCTGCTTGCAGTAAGAACATAGCTCAAGTGGTAGAGCGGTAGACTTTTAATCTATTGGTTGCAGGTTCGAGCCCTGTTGTTCTTATGAGAGGTCTTGCATCAAGTCACACAATCGTGTGGCTTTTTGTTTTGTAGAAAATGGAGGTGATGGAAAATGGGATGACTGAAAAACAAAAGATTTTTGCCGATGAGTACATCATCTGCTTA